ATGGCTACAAAGGCGAGAGTTTACAGCTACTTGCGCTTCAGTGATCCAAAACAGGCGGCTGGCAGCAGCGCCGACCGGCAGCTGGAGTACGCCAAGCGCTGGGCGGCCGAGCATGGGATGGCACTCGACGCGGCCCTATCCATGCAGGATGAGGGCCTTTCCGCCTACCACCAACGGCACGTAACCAAGGGTGCGCTGGGTGTCTTCCTGGCCGCTATTGATGAGGGACGCATCCCCGCAGGGTCCGTCCTGATCGTTGAAGGCCTCGACCGACTGAGCCGCGCTGAACCAATTCAGGCGCAGGCCCAGTTGGCGCAGATCATCAATGCCGGAATCACGGTGGTGACCGCCAGCGACGGCCGCGAATACAACCGCGCCGGCCTCAAGGCCCAGCCCATGGACCTCGTCTACAGCCTGCTGGTGATGATCCGGGCGCACGAGGAATCGGACACCAAAAGCAAGCGCGTGCGCGCTGCCATCCACCGCCAATGCAAGGGATGGCAGGACGGGACCTGGCGCGGCGTCATCAGGAATGGCAAGGACCCGAGCTGGACCCGGCTGGACCCTGAGACGAAGGCGTTTCAGCTCGTGCCCGAGCGAGCCGAGGCTGTGAAGCTGGCGATCCGGATGTTCAGGGACGGCCACGGTGCTGTCAGGATCATGCGCACCCTTGCCGAAGAAGGCCTGCAGCTGACCAACGGCGGAAACCCGGCCGGCCAGCTCTACCGGATCCTCCGCAACAGGGCCCTGATCGGCGAGAAGGTGTTGGAGATCGACGGCGAAGAGTACCGACTGGCCGGGTACTACCCTTCCCTTTTGAGCGCGGAACAGTTCGCGGACCTGCAGCAGGCGACTGAGCAGCGCGCGAAACAGAAGGGCACTGGGGAGATTCCCGGCCTGATCACTGGCCTGCGGATCTCCTACTGCGGCTACTGCGGATCGGCAATGGTCGCGCAGAACCTGATGAATCGCGGACGCCGTGAAGACGGCGGACCACAGCACGGGCATCGGCGGTTGATATGCGTGGGCAACTCCCAAGGCATGGGCTGCGCCGTTGCAGGCAGCTGCAGCGTCGTACCTATTGAACACGCGATCATGAGCTACTGCGCGGACCAGATGAACCTGGCCCGATTGTTCGAGGGTGGGGATAGATCTGAGGCGCTGGCTGGCAAATTGGCCATTGCGCGGGCGCGAGTAGCTGACACTACCGCGAAGGTTGAGCGGATCACCGATGCCATGCTGGCAGATGACGCAGGAGACGCGCCGGCCGCATTCATGCGCCGGGCGAGAGAATTGGAAACATCGCTTGTCGAGCAACAAGCCGAAGTTGACGCGCTAGAGCACGAACTTGCAGCGGTCGCTAGCTCACCCACACCTGCCGTGGCCAAGGCTTGGGCCGACCTACAGGAAGGCGTGAAGGCACTGGACTATGACGCGCGGACCAAGGCGCGCCAGCTGGTAGCCGACACCTTCGAGCGTATCTCGATCTACCACAGGGGGACCGAGCCGGAGCAGACGCGCTCCTGGAAGGGCACCATAGACCTGGTGCTAGTGGCGAAGCGCGGCAGCGCGCGCATCCTTCATGTTGACCGCCAGACGGGCGAATGGCGGGGCGGCGAAGAAGTTCGAGATCTGCCGGACGATCCCATCCAGTAGGCGGGTCAGACACCCCGACGAAGCTGCTCCAGCCCTGCCCTCAGCCACGCCTTGCTGCGGACATCCCTCGCTCGGGGCTTCGTTTCTGCAGGCGGCTTGCGCGGCTCCAGCGCCGCCTTGATCCGCTCGATCTCCTTCGCTCCGGCCTCAGCCAGGCGCCGAGCCTGTTGCTGCTGCTCGCGCGTCGGCGGCAGACTAGGCAGTGGCGGAGGCAACTGGATCGGTGTGCGGTCGGTCAGCCGGGCAACGGCCTCACGCAGCGGCAGATCGGGGTACAGCCTAGCCGCACACCAGCGCTCGGCGTACCGCTTCGCCTGCCGGACGTTGGCCGCGCGCACTTCCTTCACTTCCCAAAACTTCTGGCCTTCCATCCATAGCCGGACCCCGGGACCACTGTCGGGCGTGACGCTAGCCGTCTCGCGACCGTTGTACCAGAGCGCCCAGCGCTCACCAGTCTGGACCCAGCCAGAGGGGATCGGGGCGGTGCGGAAGCCGTGGGAAGAGCGCATGGCCGGAAGGATACGGCCGGCGGTCGCAGATCCTGCGAACACGGGGGCGACCTGGCTGAATCGTTTGGGTAAGGAGTTGTTAAGCGCTGCACCGGCGATTTGACGAAATCATCAATTTGCCCGAATTGCAGGGCCGAGCCTTGCTCGGCCCTCTCCGTAACCCGTCACTGCTTGCGCGGCTCAGGCGGGCAGCACTTGTCGCGCCCGGTCCAAGAAGTAGTCGCGGACGGAAGGGTCATGAATCTTGTCGGCAGCGTGGAAGCTGGCATCTGCCAACCGGTCGCCGTTAGCGACCAAGCTTTCCAGGAACTCGTCAGCGATTTCGCGACTGTGGATTTCGAACTTTTCGATCATCTGCATGCTCCGTTGCTAGGAGCGCAGAACGTAGACCCCGCGGACTCGCGAGTCAACGAAAATTCCATGCTTTCACCATATTTTTCAATTACTTGTAACAAAACCATACCAACAGTGTTGTGCGCGCGCGACGGATCCGTAACGCCGGTGCTGGAGGCTATACACGGCTTGAGCACGGCAGGCCGGGCTACCCTCCGGCTATGTGCGGCCGATTCGTCCAGCTCCCCGTGATCGACTTCGGCCAGCCGGGGCTGGCTGACCTTGCCCCCGGCCTGGCCGAGATCCAGCCGAGCTACAACCTCGCGCCGACACAGCGTGCATCGGTGATTCTGGACCGGGGTGAAGGCCGGCAGGTCACCCGCTTGGCATGGGGCTTGCTTCCGTTCTGGGCCAAGGCCAAGGGCCTGCAGGGCTCAACCATCAACGCCCGCATCGAGACCGTGGCCACCAAGCCCACCTTCCGGTCGGCGTTCAAGAAGCGCCGCTGCGTCATCCCGATGGCCGGGTACTACGAGTGGTCGGTAAGCTCCGAGGACGGGAAGAAAGACCCCTGGTTCATCCACGCCACGGGGCCGCTGCTGGCCGCTGGTCTGTGGGAGGACACCAGCCCCCTGCTGCCCGACGGCAACCTAGGCACCTTCACCATCATCACCGGCGACAGCAGCGGTGTATCGGCCGACATCCACGACCGCATGCCGGTGTGGCTGCAGGTCGGCCAGATCGATGAGTGGATGGCCGCCAGCCCCGACGACGCCATGGCCATGCTGCTGGCGAGCGAGCCGCCGGCGATGGAGGCCTACCGCGTCAGCCGCGCGGTGAACACGCCTAGAAACAACCGGGAGGACCTGCTGGTGCAGGTGGCTTAGCGGCAGCTGGCCCGCATGGCTTAGACTTCGCGAGCCACGCAACCACGGAATGGAGCCATGAGCGAAGTACTCAACGTAACCTTCGATCTGCTTTTCACACAAGACACTATTGATCGCTTGCAGGGCATCTCAGTGTCGCTGCCTGGCCTGTTGCCAGTGGATGGGCTCACGCCTAGCGCAGGCGATCTCGTCGATCTCGACGTGGGCGGTGAACAGCTGCCCTTTCAAGTTCGCGCCCGACGGTTCCGATGGAAGAGTGGCAACAACATGGTGATCCAATTGACTATGAAATTGCCTGAAGAGGTTTCCATTCCGGGTTCGGCGCTTGAGAATCGAAGAACAGCGCCTGCTCACGCAAACTAGTAGGTGGCCGTTCCGAACAGACGACGCACGCCAGGAAATGGATTTGACCCAGCAAGAAGTGGCTGCATCGTCAGTACGTCCACGGCCGCGATCGTGAGCTGGTTGCGGGCAGCGTTCAATCGACCAACTATCCCTGGAACCTGCTCGTCAGTCTCGCCTAGCGTTGCTCCAATCATTGGGTTTGCCCATATCCATGGGTTGGTCTGCCCCTTCGTGAGCGAGAACGTCCTAGGCCATCCCTGGCTGTCTAGGTCATCGAACGTTTGCGTAATCCTCAGCTGTCGGTAAGCAGACGCAAAAACCAAGTTGCCACCCGCGTCAAAAATGTCTAGTCCGTAGGGCGACCCGCCCGACCCGATCGCAACGCGAGTTGAGAGCACAGCCCAATCGAAGGGGCACTGCCCCCACAACTGGACTCCACCGTTTGGTCGGCCTGGGTTGCTACCAAACGGCGGATAGGGTGAGTTGACAAAGCATCCTCCGACATACTGATCAGCAGACTCCGGCCTTATGATCACCATAGGGCATTCAGTTGCGACGCTCGTCGTGGCGTCCATCGCTATATCGACGAAGTAGCTATTGCTTGCCACCGCCTTGGTGTTGCAGTAGCCGCCAAAAGCAAACCGTGGGTTTCGATAGTCACTGTCGATCTGCAGAATCTGATCGTCATTGAATACCTGCAGTCCTGCATTCATATGCGAAACACCGAGTAATAGTTTGTATTGCGGATTCCGCCGAAAGCGTCGTTGCACAGAACGTTGAAACCGCCATTGACGATAGTCACGGGGTTCCCAGCGCCTGGGCCCGAGGATGCCACAGCCAGCCAAGTTCCGTCGTTGACCATGCCTGGAACACTGATGAAAGCGATGACTGGCCATGACCCAGCCGGAGCCACATACGAGCCTGAAACCACATGACGAGTAAGGCGATCCGTAACATCAAGCACTAAAGCTCCATTCTGGTCCCACACCTGAAGGCCCTGAGTCATGACCAGATTCCAAGGCGCACGCGCAAGGTTCCATTGCCGTCGTAGACCTGAATCACGCGATCATTAATCGTCAGGTAGCCACCGCTGTTCGCACCGGTCATCGTGAGCGTTCCGTTCTTGTCCAGCTTCCACCTGGGCTGACCGCCGACTCCGGTTGCGTTGGACTGAATGACGTCCCCGATCATCGCGTTCTGGATCCAGCCTGTCCCGATCATCGCCTGGCTGATGAAGGTCTGGCCGCCCTGAATGACGAATGGCGCGGTCACGTTGTTGTTGGCCAGATTGATCACCGCAAACCGGTCGGCCTGGAACAGGATCTGGCTCTGGTAGCTCCCGTCGGGCTGGTTCTCGATGCCGATGCCCATGCCGGCGGCGTAGTACTGGCCATTGGCCGCCACCTGCAGCTTCAGGGTCCATGAGGCGCTGATCCGGCCATCCATATCGACCACAGCCCGGGAGGTCTGCTGCACCATTGCCTGCGTGTCGCCAACCTTTGCCTCCACCGTGTCCTGGCGCTGCGACAGCGCATAGTCGCCTTCGGCGATGACGGTCTGGATGGTGATGGTGCCAGCGAACACAGTTTCATCGCCAGCGCCCCAGTCACTGTCGCCGGCAGCCTGGACGTCCAGCTGCGCGAAAAGGCCATCCGTCTTCTGCCCGACCGCCTGCAGGCCGGTCTCCGGATCGTTGACCTGCAGCTCGAGCGTGTTGACCCGCCCAACGACAGCACCCGCCTGAGCGACCGCGTCGCCCACATCTTTCCATTTCGTGCCCGGTGGCTCCTCATTGCCTGCCGTGCTGTCGTTCCACAGCCAGATCTTGCCGTTGTACACGACGGTATCGCCAGGCTGATAGGTGGCGCCGGCCTCCCAGATCAGTGGCACGATCTGGTCGATGCTCTCGATCTTGGTCAGCAAATCCTGACCAAGCGCGCTCTCCGTTATCCGCCCCGAGAAGTAGGCGTCGTAGTCCGACTGGTTTGTGCTGGCCTCTCCCATCACTCCAGCGCCCGCCGGATACCACGGGCCGATGTTGCCACTGCGGTCAACCAGCCTTGCCCAGAAGTAGAACCGCGCACCGGCGGCCAAGCCGTCCAGTTCGAGACGGTTCTGCGGGTAGGCATAGTCGCCCAGCTTTGTGGCCGTCTCGCGATTCGGGCCGGTGCTGCGCCAGATCTCAGTGCGCTGGGTGTCGGTCGCCCCAGGCGGGAACGCCCACGCCAGTCGGATGCCGAACACGATAGACGTGGCAGTCAGCGAGGTCACCGCCGGCGGCGGCTCGGTCTTGCCTGCGATTGTCGTGAGTGGGCTCATCGCCGGAAGCGACACCGCGTTGAGCGCGTTCACCGCCCTGACGCGTGCAAGGTACTGGCCAGCGTAGATCCCGGGCACCTCGATGCTGGTGGTGGCCACCCGCCCCTGGCGCACCCAGTTGAGATCGTCGCGGCGCCACTCCACGTCGTACGCGATGGCCTTGTCGGCGGGATCCCATTGAATGGTCAGCGTCGGGGTGGCGATGCCCTGCTCGATCACCACGTGCGAGGACAGGGCCACGTTGGTCGGCGGCGGCTGGACGCTGGGCGGGATGATGCTGATCGGCGGCAGTTCGAGGCTGGTGCCATCGTCGATTGCCGCATACTTGCCCGGGACGTGCTTCAGCGCAGTGATGTTGTAGGTCAGTTCCTCGCCTTCAGTTATGGCGATCACGCGGAACAGCTGCAGCACCAGGTCGCTGGATTCGGTGGCCCACACAGACTGCGGCACCGGGATCGCCGACCAGGGCGCCGAGACCGTGACCACTCCCGTGGCGGCGTCGATCCCGTTGATGGTCCGGCCTTCCGTGCGTCCATTTGGCAGAGTGGCGCGCAAGGTGTCGCCCACGGCCATCGTCTCGGGAACCAGATCCAAGGTGAGACTGCTGGCGCCTGCTGCGCGGATGCGGCCGGCGTTCCGGCGCCCCGCCCGGTTCGGGTCAGCCACCTGGATCACGTCGCCCGGCATGCAGTTGAGGGCATCCAAGCCCACCGCGAAGCTGACGGTCTCGGTCTCCAGGCTCTCCGTGTATAGGATGTGGTTGCCCACCCGCTGCGCCTGCGCACGCGAATGGCAGCCGATCGCTGTGACCTCGGTCTGGTTGACGCCATAGCGCGCGATGGCATCGAGGTGCTGAACGACCTCCACCTTCTGCCGGCCGAAGTCGTCCGGATCGGTCCACGACACCAGCGCGACGGTGTGCCGCGTTCTCCGACCGCTGCCTTCGTAGTGGAAACGGCCCTCGATCACGTTGGCCTGGCTGTAGGTCGGGCCCGGGTCCTTCGGCATGTCGGCCGACGCCATGATCTGGCCAGCGGCATAGAAGCTGATGCCACGGAACATGCCAGCCATGTCCTGCAGCACCTTGTAGGCGTCCGCCCTGCTTTGCAGGTACAGGCTGCAGGTGAACCGCGGCTCCTGGCCGCCCATGCCATCGCTCACAAGCTGATCGCAGTACTGGGCGATCTGATACAGCCGCCACTTGTCCACCCAGTCCAGCGGAATGCGGTTACCCAAGCCGAATCGATCGTTGGTGACGATGTCGAAGAACACCCAGGCCGGGTTGTTCGTCCAAGCCGACTTGAAGGTGCCATCCCACACACCGCTGTACGTGCGGCCAATGGGATCGTAGTTGCTGGGCACGCGGATGATCCGCCCCCACACGCGGTAGGATCGCGACGGGATGTTCTGGAACTGACTCGCGTCGACCTGGACCGCGCACAGCGCACTGTTCGGGTAGCGTAGCTTCACATCGATGATCTCGGTCATCGAAAGCACGTTCACCGTGTCCGAGATCAGCGAGTTGTTCTGGTTCGGGGTCAGCCTGCGAATGCGAACCTGCCACTGCGAGCCAGCCGGCAGGTCAATTCGGCGGCTGCGCTCGTACTGCGTCGTGGTCTTGCCGGTGATCGCATCGTTGAGCACGGTGGTGTAGGCGCCACCGTCGACCGACACGTCCACCGCGTAGCTGATCGAGTAGCCGTTCCGGTCGCCGTTTTCCTCGTCTACCTTCTGCAGCGCGGGGACGGCCAGCCGGATGCGCACGGCCGAGAGATCAGAGCCGCTTACGGTGCGAACGACCGGCTGGTCGCTTCGCAACTCCACGTTCACAGAGATCTCGTTCTCGACCGAGGGGAACCCGGGGATGTATTCCTGGTCCTGCGTACCTGATCGGGTGTCGACGGTAACACCAGCGAAGTTCAGCCCGCCGTCCGGGTTCTGGATGGGAACCTGGTTTAGGTAGATCGACTGATTGCCGGCCACCAAGCCCCGGATCTCGCCCTCGCTGACAAGGTCGATGATCCTGGCCACGGCCATCGAGTGCAGGCTGTCCGGCGTCTCCACCGGCGTGCGGCCGTTGCTGCCGCTCTTGCCGCCGGCGCCTGCCAGCTGCAGCCCGCGTGCGATTGGAGTTGCGACTGGCAGGTTCAAAGCTGGTCCTCCGCCATGATTCCGCCGCTGATCACTGCAGAGCCCACCAGCATGCCCTTCTGGTCGTGGCCGCCGTAGGCGACCGGCACAGGATTGCCCTGCGCTTGGGTATTGACGGTTCCGTTCATGCTGTAACTCGGCCGGTTCTCGACGCTGTCCTGTGACCCCAGCCCCTTCGGCTGGGGTCCGAGCATCTGAACGACGCCACCAATCGCCATCACCGCGCCCGAATAGATCAGGTTCGCGTTACCGGTGTAGGCACCCACAACGATCAGCACGACGCCCATGATGATGTTGAGAATCCCACCACGCTTGCTGCCTAGTAGCACCGGTGCGATCCGGATGTCTTCCTTCCCTGGCGGATCCTGCAGTTGATCCTTCGTCAGGTTCTGCTTGCCCACGAAGACGGCGAAGGCCATGCCGTTCTCCTTCGCGCGGGTCAGGTACTGCTGGAAGCCCGGCAGGATCGCGCACAGCGCGCGCACAGCCTCGGCAGGGCTGTTCACAGCCAGACGGAAGGAGCGGCCGAAGCGGCTGCCCAACTGTCCGTACAGGCGGATGGTGCGCAGGCGCTCAGACACGGGCAGCCTCCTTGTGGCGAACGATGTAGCGGGTACGCTCGGCCCACATGCCACCGTAGGTGATGACCTCCGACAGGCGGCCGTGCATGTGGTGGAGCAGCTGGCCGTCGCCGAGGTAGACACCGGCGTGGTTCGGGACGGGCGAACGGATCTGCATCAGCACCATGTCACCGCGCTGCGGCTCACCCTCGATCAGGTCAAAGCCCTCGGCGCGCAGCCGGTTCAGGCTGTAAAGGTCCTGGCCCTTATCCCACCAGTCGTCCTCGCGCTCGTACTGGCTGAGCTGGATGCCAAGCTCGCGCTCGTAGAAGTCGCGCACCAGGCTGTAGCAGTCCAACTGGCCGTGAGCGAACTGCCGGCCCACCAGCGGCGCCTCGTAGCCGCACGGCTCGATGGTCTGCAGGTCGCCGCACTCAGGGTCGGCACCGGTGACCTGGCCAACGCTAACGATGTGCCATGGCAGGCCGCTGGCCTCGCACATGACGCGGTCTGCGTCCGAAGCTGTGGCGGGGGCGTTCGGATGGCTGTGCACGACGGCCAGTACCTCGCCCACGTCCTCGGCGTCGGCGAAGTCCTCCGCCGGCAGCCGGAAGTGTTCGCTGGGCGTGGTGGCCACGTTCCGGCAGGGGATGTAGGCCTCGTCATTGCCGGCGGCCACGATCAGGCCGCAGCACTCGCGTGGGTACTCGGCCACGGCGTGTGCCTGGATGGCCTGCAGGGTCGTCTGTTGCATGGGTGTCGCCCATAGAAAAGGCCCGCACTGGGCGGGCCTGGGTAATGACTAGGGTTTGAAGCGCGGGGGTTCGTCAGCTCAACCTGACCACGTCAACTCTGACTTCAGGCGCGGCATCAACCACAACTTCGCCGGAAGGTGCGTCGACGACGAAGGTGTAGTTGCCTTCATGCTCATGGCCGACTTTTCCGTGCAGATTGCGGACAAAGTGCAGCCGACCGCAATTCATCCGTACGTAGACATTCGCTTGGGCAGCGATGAAATCACCGTGACCCTGCCGATACAACCGCTTAACCATGAAAATCGACATCAATCAAGTCCTCAGTAGACCGGCGGCCGGGAATCCGCCATAAGGCAGCGGCTTGTCCGCACCGAAGCGCAGCTTGCAGCTGTTCACCCTGCCGCCGCATTGGTCACGCGCGGGGTCGGTGGTCGGTACGTCGTTGGCGTCGGCCACGGCCGGCCCGTTGTAACCGCAGTAGGGGCCGCGGTAGCCACCGCGAATCAGCCAGCCGCAGACGCCGGCGATGACCTGGCGGCCGGGAAGTTGCTCGCCGTTGAGGTCGATCGCAGTGGTCAGCTCGAACTCGACCGTTTCCTTCGTTTCGGAGATCTTGCGCTCGATGAACCAGATCTCATCCTGAAAGTGCTCGCCTGGGTCGGCCGTGGGGTTGCCCTCGGGGAAGTTCGCCGCGTCGAGGTACTTAGCCAGCGTCTGCCGGCGAATCACGCGCGCACCCACCAAGTCGTCGAACAGAAGGCAGATTGCGGTGATGCTGCCCTCGATGTTGCTCACTTTCAGCCGAGGATTGGGTGGCTGATCGCTGGTGCGCGAAAAGCCAGTCGCCTCGATTGGCCAAGGCTTGTACTCCTGGCCTTGCCACCAGATCGGACCCGACTGCAGGTGCGCATGAAAGAACAGCTGGTCGGCGCCGAAGCTGCTCGCGTCAAGCTCGAACAGCGTGATTCTCCCACCCGGCTCCAGTTGTTGCGCATCGGCTGTGATCATGCCAGCACCGCCGATTCACCGGTGCCCAGTGGCAGGGAGACCTCCCCGGGCCAATTGAATGCCTCCGGCTGCGGCAGCAGGGCCCGGACCTGATCCCAGGTTTCGATGCCAGTAGGCGCGGCCAGCACCAACGCCTCCAGCTCCTGGTTCACAGCGTCGCGCCAGGCAACCATCGCACGCGCTTCGTCACGGTAGCGCGGTACACCGCTGTTGAAGTACCCGACGCACGTCTCGATGCTGTCGTAGCGCCGCTCCTTCACCCATGCCGTCATCCAGTCCCACGCAGCAGAACGGATTGCCTGATAGTGCTGCGGCGAATGCAGCTGGTAGGGAGGGGGCACAGGCAGTGGCACGTTCCCCTCAGCAACCCACTGCTGGTACTCATCCCACAGGCGGTGCCCTTCGGGAATCAGTTCGCCAGTCTGAACGTTCTCGATCTCTCCCTGATTCTTGGTCAGTCGATACATGTCAAAGCTCCGCATCAACAGCGATAGAAACGGCGGCAGCGCTCGTGGCCCGGCCATCCATGCTGACGTAGCCAAGGTTTCCGCGGGCGTTTAATGTCGCGGGCGATATGCTTCCACTGACCATGCTCACCGCCGGGACTGCGCGCTTCGATACCTTGTAGAAGATGCTGGTGAAATCGGGTCCATTCGCGACCGCGATAAACCCCAGAATCTCGTAGTAGCGCTGGCACATGACGCGCTCCACAGAGTCATGACGATAGTCAAACTCCGTCGCGGCCGAGCCTCTCTCCAGCTGCGGGCGGCTATACGTGGCACCAGTTGCAGTGATCTGCACGGTCATGTTTCCAGAGCCGCTGGGCGTGACTGCGATTGAACGGCGGCCAGCGCCGGCTGGGATGGTTCCGGTTGCTCCCCCGACGTTCACAGAAATAGGCCCGCTCGGATCCTCAACGCTGAACGTGAGTGGCCTCCCCCATGCAGCTGCGGGGGCCTCGATCACCTGTACCAAAGGACCACTGGCGTGCGTGAACACACCTGTTGCCGCATTGATCGCAACGTTGCAGCCACCGCTTCCGCCCTTCCAGCGATCGTAGCCATAGATCCCAGCAGCCAACGCGCCCCCACCGAATCCCCTTTGATTGATGGGCACACCGCAGTTAATCAGCAGGTTCTTCCCGGAGTAGGACGCAACCTTCGCAGTGGCGTCATACAACTCGGCATCGTTGGCGTTGGTCTTCTCAAAAGCTACTTTTGCCGGGTCGCCCTTGTAGGTTCCATGGTCAGTGGTCGTGTCGATAATCTGGCGGGCCATGGCTACTCCTTACGGCTGGAACGTCTGTTCGAACGTGGCATTGAGCGTGAACACGTCATTGCCATGGGGAATGAGGGTGTAGGTCTTGCACAGGTACAGGCCCTGCACGCCGAGGGGCGGGGTCCACAGGAACGACACAGCCCCCTTCCGCGCGCGCAGGAAGGCAAGCGCAGGACCTACCTTCGATTCCCTACCCACGATGGAAATCGGCCACTGCTGGGTCTCGTTGTTCAGACCATCGGCAGCAGTCTGTCGGTAGCCGTCGCCGAACCTGGCCTCACGGGTGAGGAAGTCGCCGGTGCCAGTGATCTCAGTGCGCACGCACCAGGTGAAGACCTCAGCCATTGCTCACCCTCATCTGGTGGAAGAGGCCACCGGGCCGCGATTGCTGTGTGGCCCACTCGTTCATCTTAGAAGTGAAGAACTGATTGAGCCGGCGAGCGTCCTCGCTGCCATCGCCCTGTTGGGTGGTGCTGGTGCCATCGGACGAGATGTTCATCGTGGTGTTGAAGTTGTTGGTGATCCCGCCACCGCCGCCAATGGCAGATGCGGGCATGCCTGCGGTGATCGGACGAACCGAACCAGCGTCGCCGGGGATCAGGTACGTCTTCCCGCCCTGGTCGAACAGTTCGGGCCGACCGCCCTCGCCCACCCGATACATGCTGCCGGCGGCAACCGGGCCGCCACCGGCGCGGCCACCAGCCATGCCGCCGATCGCGCTACCGACCGCGTTGACCCAGCTCGCCCCGGCCCCGCTGTAGCTGCCGGCCCAGCTGCCGATCATCTGGAAGATCTGCGAGGCCGCCGCCTGGGCAGCCATCTTCTGCAGCGTCTTCGCGAAGCTCTGAACCATCCCGCCCAGCCCCTCTGAGAACGGATCGAAAAGGAAGTCGGCGAAGGCGTCCTGCATGTTTCGGGCCGCCTGGTCGGCAAAGGTGCTCATCTGGCTATTCGCTTCCTGGGTCTTGCTAGCCAGGTCTTGCAGTCCGTCTCCGTAGAGCGCGGAAAAATCATCCTGCGCGTCCTTCACCGCCGCCAAATTGCGGAGCACCTCGGCCTGTGCCTCGCTCAGCGCTCCGAAGGCGTTGGTTTGGATGTCGTAGTTCAGCTTTGCCGATTCGCTGAGGTCGCCATGCAGGGCAATCTCGCGCTCAAGCTTTGCGATCTGTTCATCCGCACGGCTGCTGCCTGCGCTGTACAGCGCCTCGTAGTCCTCCTGGATCTGCTCCAGCAGCGACTTCTCCTTGGTCAATGCAACCGCACGACGATCGGATGCACCAGTGGCACCGCCCCCCGAGGCTGCGCCACTCCCCAGAATGCGTGCTGTGCTGTCGACCGAACCAGTCACCCCCTTGAAGTTCTCGCTAGCGGCCTCTGACTTGTACCGCTTTGTCAGCTCCCGCTGGATCTCGAGCCGTTTCGCCTCAAGGTCATTGATGCGCTTCAGGCGGGCTTCCTCCTGCCCGTCGGTCAGAGGAAGGCCAAACAAGCCCGAGGTGTTCTTCTTGGCGTAGTTGATCTGGTCGGTCAGCCGTGCCATCTGGGTGTTCAGGGCATCTTCGCCTGCGTCTCCGACCACGCCGCCCGCGTCCAGCTTTCGGAGCTGGTTGGCCTTGTCGATGAAATTGACGATCAGCACGGCGCCGTTGGCCATCTGGGCGGCCAGGTCGCCCACCCACTTCGTGATCGAGACGAACGCGCTCTTCGTCTGGTCCGAGGCCAGGAACGCGGTCAGCTCCTTGAACTGCGGCAACAGCTCGGCCGCGACCTCGTTCTTCAGGCCCTGAAACGCCAGCTGGATCAGATTGGACTGTTCCTTCACCTCCTTCATGGCCTTCAGGGTGTCGGCATCCAGCACCGCGCCCAAACGCTGCGCCTCGTCGCCCCACTTCCGGAAGCCCTCGCCATTCCGCGCCAGCAGCGGGGCTAGCATCGACGAGTCACTGGCGATCGCCTCCATGTAGAAGACCATCTCGGCCTGGCTAGCGCCGGCCTGCTCCAGAGCGCTGTAGTACCGCTGCAGCACCTCCGGCCCGCTCAGGTGTTGCAGCTCCTTCGCGGTCAACCCGATGCGTGGTGCGATCTGCTCGAAGAAGTCCTTCATCGCGCCGCCGCCGGTCTGCAGGAAATCACCCAGCTTGTCCTGAGTGTCCTTGAAGATGTCGGCGAGCTTGTCCTGCTGGATGCCAACGGTCGCCGCGCCGGCGGCCATTCGCTGGAACACCTGCTCGTTGGTGCCGGACAGACGGGAGAACTTCTCCAGTTCCGCCGATGCATCGACCAGCTGCCTGGTCCAGCCCAGAACGGCCGTGCCGGCCGTGGCCAAACCACCAGCAATGGTTCCGCCGATTAGCCCAAAGGCACGTCCGATGTCGGCAGCTGTATCCCCAGCATCCTTGCCCAGCTTCTTCATCTGCTTGGACGCGCGGTTGGTGTCGGTCTCGAACGACCCCGTGCGCATCAGTAGGTCGACAACGATTGAGCCGGCAGTGGCCATGGTGGGGTCCAGTCAGGTTAGAAGCCGAGGGCCTTGGATACATCGCGATCGGCGTCGCTCAGCACCGGGTCGTCCGGGCTCGGAGCGAGGAATCCGATGATGCTTTCGTACTTGCCGCCGAAAGCAGTTCCTATCACTGCAGCCGGCCGGTGGAACCGGTGCAGATCGTCGAAGGGATACAGCTCGTAGAAGGCGCGCCAACCATTCAGCTCAGCGCCTGGCATTGCGTCGATCTCGCTGAGGGTCTTCCCGAGGCTCAGGGCGAGCTGGTATCGGAACCACTCTCCGCTTCCTCGGCGGGCGAGCTCTCCTTTCCCTGGTAACTGTGCACCTCGCTGATGGCCTTGGTCAGGGCAATCTGAACGGCGAACTTCAGTTTCTTGGCCTGCGCCAGCGTCAGAGCTGGCTTGCCATCTGGGGTGCAGATCGCCTTGGCAATGAGGCGAGCCATAGATTCAGCCTGCTTGTCCGGGTCTTCACTAGCCTGCCCCGCGAAGAACCCGCGCAGCACGCCCGCCTCCTGCTCGCGGATGTAGAACGTGTGCTTGCTGCCATCGGCAAGCTTGACCTCGCGCTCATGCACGTCGTCGGAGATGAAAAGCGAGGGGTCCAGCAGCGGCGCTGCAGTGTTGTTGGTCTCGGTCATGGGGTCGTTCCGTAGAGATGGCTCGCCACGGCGCCGCTAGGGCGCCGGGCGCTTGGATGGGATCAGGCCAGCGGCTTGCCGTAGCGGGTGACGCCGCCGCTGCGCTGGACTGTGACCGTGCCGCGCACGATCTCGTTGGTGGCGATGTCGATGTTCACATCAGCGATGTAGCCGGTGAACAGGAACCCCGAGCGGGCGGTGGCCAGCGGCGGAACCAACTCGTCTTCCGTGTCGAGCGTTGGCGCAGCAGTTCCGTCGCTCAGGCCGATGTACCAGCTGACGTTCTCGCCGCTGTCCTTCAGTTTGAACAGCGCATCATGGGATGCGTCGCTGGGAATGTAGTTGAACGGAATGGACACCTGGCCCGGATTACCCAGGCCGCGCTGGTACTCCTTGTCCACGGTCGCATCGAGGCAGGTGGATTCGATCTGGTCGGCGGCGCCGCCCAGGCCGGACGCCCCGGTAGGACATGCGAACTTCACGATCGCCGGGCCACCGGCCGCATTCGGGTTGACGAAGAACAGATGGGTGCCCTGGGTCTTGACGACGCCCTCGGTCATGGCAGTTTCCTCTGAAGGGCCGCGCGAGGGCGGCATAACGGATGACCAGCGTTCAGCGCTGGTCGATGAAATCGGCCTCGAGGCCGACGCGGTACAGCTTGGTGTCGGGGTCGCGGTTGTTGAGCACGACACGATTGACGATCAGCACGCCATCCAGCGCGGCGCGAACGGCCTTCGCCAGCTGCTCTACTCCGGCGTCGGTAGCGTGGTAGCAATCGATCTGCACAGTGGTGAAGTCGCCACCTGGCGGCGCGCTCAGGTTGTCAAATGCAGAACCTGTCGCGATCTGCCAAACGATGTAGGGACGGGTCTCGGTCGGCGCTACCTCGCCATGCCGGCCAATTCGTGTATCAACGATCGCTGCAACATCCGGTGTCCGGATGGTGCGGTACACCTTAGGGAACATCAGCGGCGCCCTCCATTCTGTGTAGCCAGCCGCTTGGTGATCTGGTCCAACCGCTTCAGCAGGTCCTCGGTGATCACATCGATGATCTGGGTTCCACGCCGCTGAAGCGCGGGCCGGAGCCAAGGGATTGCCGGCTGTGTGGCGGACCCATACTCCATAAGCTGAGCAGCACGTCGAGCAGTAGTTCTTGCGCCATGAGCGTTGATGAACACCTTTCGCCGGATACGCACGAGCTGGCGTTCGCCTTTCGTTCCAACGGGCGCTTTCCCGCGTGTCGCAACGATATTGTTAACAGTGGTGTCGGTGCTGTCGGCGCCATTCACCGCCATGGACCGCCGGAAGTTCTCCTTCGCCTGATCTCGGAGAAGGCGTGCGCCCTTGGCTAGCGCCAGCTTTACCGGCCCGCCCCGCTTGCTCACAACCTCTGCTGGCAACGCCTGTAGCGTCGTGAGGACACTTTCGACCCCGTGAATCCGAACTTCAACCTTCATACCCGCTACTGCCCGTCGTTGACGCCGGCCGAAACCGGGATCGTGATGTACTCCAGCCCAGACACCTTGTCAGGCAGCAGGCCCGCAATGTTGAAGATCTCGCCGCGGTGGACCAGGCGCATCGACGGCAACAGTCCATCGCGGTGACGCATGGTGATGCGTGCCGTGACCGCCGATTGGGTCTGCCCGGACTGGATGAACTCACGTGCGGACAGCGGCTCGACAGACGCCCATACGGTGGCCACGTCCACCCACGCCGTCTGCTCGACACCATCACCGTCCCTCGTGGTCACCTGCTGCTGGATCAACACGCGGTGGCGGAGCTTTCCTGCCGGCAGGCTCATGTCAGACCCCGAGGCCGATGCGATACGGCCATAGCAGGCTGTGCGCGCCCATCGGCACCTGGATGGTTGCCCCGTCACCGCCCTGCACGTCTTCACGCGTGCGATACAGGTGCCCCAGCATCAGCAGGATGGCCGCCCTGATTGAGTCGTTGGCCAGCATAGGATCGACGCCGGCCGTACCATCCAGGATTGCAGCGGCCATGGATTCAGTGTCTTTGAACACACGGCGGTTGAGAAACTGCTGAGCAGCGCCTTCTGACGCTGCCCCGTAAAGCTCCAACAGCCCGTCATCGTCCGTATCGACACGGCAATGTGCTCGGGCCTGTTCCAGGGTGATCAGCTCCATGGTCAGCCCTTGGCCTTGCCTTGGCGGGCCTTCTTGCCAGCGGGCTGTTCGCTCACAGCTTCGGCGGTTTCCGCAGCGACTTCAGTGACAGTGGCTTCTTCCGTCACCGGCTCCGGTAGCTCGGCCTGGGGCTGTTCGCTCACAGCTTCCGCGGCGCCGGTGTCGATGAAGTACTGTCCGCGGCTGCTGTCCATCCGAGCAGTGGTGCCGGCGCGCGGATCCGGCTCTTTGAACTTGATCAGCATGATCCTCTCCGAACCCAGCCTGCACTTCGGCAGGCCGGGATGGTCTGGAACGGTGGATTAGGCGATGTTGCCCAGGTCGCCGTAGATGAAGGCCTGCGGCCGGTAGACCGCCAGCGCCAGGCGCTCTTCGGCCAGGATGGTCACCAGGTTCTTGACGAAGTCGTCTTCGTTCTCGGTGGCCACCTCGACACGTGCCTGCCAGCGGTCGAACAGCTGAGCCCCCAGCTTGAATGCGCCAGTGAGGAACTTGTCCTCGGCGATCGCCTGGGTTGCAACGACCGGCAGGTTCCACAGAGTGGCGCCGATGACGCCCTGCGGATTGCCGATGATGTAGCGGCCGGTGGTGTCCTTCAGCAACTCGACACGTGCCCAGTCGATCGGGTTGAGCACGATGCCGCTGGCCGGGAACTCAGCCAGCTGCGCCTGCAGCATTGCCAGGCGGATCTTGTCGATTACCGTGGCATCGGCCGGCTCGAACGGTGCGGCATAAGCCGTCGCCTGAGGGATGATGCCCAGCAGGTTCTGGCCGGTGCCGTCGCCATTGAGAAGCTGCTGCTCTTCCTTGAACGCCAGGCCGTAGCGCAGGCGGCCATCGATGTAGCTGGCGAGCTGCGAGGCATCGCTGAGGATCTGGCGCGATGCCTTCATGTAGTGCGCGATCACCTTGGCGGTGGTGCTCACCAAGTCGAACTTCAGGCTGGACTCGGGCTTCTTCGCAGTTTCTGCCACCGGCGCGGCATTGTTGGTGAAGCCAGTTTCCTTCACGTACTCCAGCGTGTTGCCATCCATTCGGCCAGGCGTGATCAGGTCGCGTACCGTCAGGCGGCGGTCCGGCGGCGCGACGACACCCGGCAGACGGGTGGGGTTGACCAGGTCGCCGGCCGCGCCGTCGGTGTCGGTCGTGACCGAGGTGATCGCAGCACTGAACGTCATGTCCACGCGACCACGCGGGGTGGTCTTGCTGGCGAATGCCTGGAACTCGTCACTGTTGACGAACTGCTGGCCGAACGACTGGTGCTGCACGTCGCCGCCCGCGCCGTTGGCCTCGATCTTGGCCAGGCGCTGCTCGGCAGCCTGGAGGTTGGCCTGCAGCTCGCCCTGCTTCATGAGGGCTTCATCGACTTTTGCCCGGGTTTCAGCGGACAGCTCAGTGTTCTTTGCGGCCACCTCGGCATAGGACTTCAGCTGGTCGCCTACGGTCTTCAGGTCGGCACTGACCTGCTTGTACTGCTTCTCGACGTCCTCGCCCACGTCGCCGAACTGGGCATGGCGGCGGAACTGGGGGATGTCGCTGGGCTTGATCAACATCGCCGCCAGGGCGACTACGCCTGCACTGGCGAGCAGGCTCATGGCAAGGACGGACGGGCCGACCTTTGCGAATGCGCCAACCGCCAGGGGAATCGCCGCTGCGATAGCGAGGACGACCAGGTAGAACGTCGCGGAGAGTTTCATGGACTTCATGTGCAAAGCTCCTATTGCGGGAGATTGAAAGAAAGACGCGGCAGCGGATCTGCCTGCACCCGGATGGCCTTTCGGCCGCTATCGGTGGGATCGCCCTCACCGCTGCCAGTGGGATCGCCCCGACTGGACTTGATTTCGCTGATCAAGCGCATCGCTTCTGACTTCGGCATGCCTGTGGCACGCAAGCCGGCCTCCACGCGGCGCACCGCTGAGGCGTTCTCTTTGCTTGCGCCCTTCTCCACCTGATCGGAGGCCAGAAGTTCATCTGCAAAGCCGTCCTCAACTGCGGATGCACCGCCGATCCAAGTCTCGGCATCCATCAGCTTTGACATGGCCTTCTGCTCGGCACCAGTGCGCGCTGCGTAGATGCTGGCCATCGCGTCGTCGAACGGCTTGAGCGTCGCAGCAACGTCGGCAAGGTCGTGGCGATTTCCCACGGCAACGACCCAAGCGTTGTGGATCATCAAGAAGCCGGCGCGCGCGATCTGGACCGTGTCGCCGGCCATGGCGATGACGGACGCAGCCGATGCAGCCAAGCCCAGCACCTTCACAGTGACCTCGCCGTCGTGCTCGCGCAGCAGGTTGTAGATCGCCAGGCCTTCGAACATGTCGCCGCCAGGGCTGTTGATGTTGACCGTGACCGGTCCTTTCCCCATCCCACGCAGGGATGCCGCGATGCGCTTGGCGGTCACGCCTTCGCCCGTCCAGTAGTCGTAGCCGATCACGTCATAGATGCTGATGGACCGCTCCGCATCGGTGTCGGAAGCCGCTCTGACGCCAGCCTCCCAGCGGTCAAGGGCGCGCGGCTGGATCTGGCTGCTGACAGCGGCGCAGGGGCGGCCCTCCGGTACACCCGGCAGCGTCTTGATCGTCATGTGGTCAGTCCTTCTTGTCTTCGGAGAAGCCCAGGAACGCGCGGATAGCGGCCCCGGCCTGGTCGGCATCTGAACCAGCGCCGATGGAATCCAGCGTGGTCATCGCGGTTTGCACGGTGAGCACGGCGGCATTACCGCCCATCGGCTCCCTGTCTTCCAACTCGCGCACTTCATCACGGGTCAGAATGCCCTTGTCCACCATCACCCCGTAGAACGCAGCGCGTCCGGCGCTGTCCGCCCGCAGAAGGCCTTCCACGGTGAACTTAGGGTAGTAGCGCAGGCGCTCGGCCGGCGTCAGCAGGTCCTTGCTGATGGCCTGCTCGATGCGCCGCAGCCACGGCCCCAGCGTGAAGGTCAGGAAGCCGATCATCTGCTGCTCGATACCGGTTCCCCAGCTCGTCGACTTTTCCGTATGGCCAACCATCCACGGCGGCACGCGGAACCAGCGGCAGATCGACTCCACGGAGAACGCCCGCGACTCCAGAAGCTGCGCGTCGGATGGCTTGATGCCAAGCGTACCTGCCTCCGTTCCGCCTTCGAGCAGCGGGGTTTCACCGCGCTCAATGGAACCCATCAGGTTCTTCTTGAACTCCGTCCGCTGCTCAGGCTTCAGGAACGCCTGGACCTTGTAGTAGATCGTCTGGAGCAGCCCGTTTCGGAATGTGCGAGCCGCTGCTCGGTCTGCAGCGATGGCGTTGCCGAACACCTTGGCACCGTAGGCGATCACGGACACGCCGTTCTCGCCATCCAGCGTGAACCCGGGAATGCGCCAGATCCTCGCCGGCGCGATGATCCTGGGAGCACCGTTGGCGCGCAGGTAGCGATACACCTTGTTGCCGTTCAGGTCACGATTGATGGTGAGCCTGGCCGGATCAAGGAACTGCAGGCCGATCAGGCGTTCGCCGGCATAGAGCTTCTCAGCGAAGGCGTTGCCACGAAGCAGCATCGCGACAACCATGGCCTCCCAGAACACCGCCGCAGTCGAGTCGGTGTTCGGCTGGTCGTGGACAACAAAGTGCAGCGGATGTTGACTGGCTACCCGCTTGCCAGTCTTGGTCTTCTCATACATCGACAGGGGCAACGTAGCAATCGTCTCGGAGATCAGGCGTACACACGCCCAGGCTGCATCCACCTGCAGAACGGCCTTGGCAGTGACGGCAACGCCGGCCTCATTGGCCATCTCGCGGTCAATGTAGAGCTCAGCGTCGCGGGTCGTGAATGAGCGAACCCACCCGTCAACTGCTGCTCGGACCCGTCCCAGAAACCCGGTCTGATGCTTCTTCTTCATGCGGATCCCGCCAAAATAGGGTTGCTCAACCAGTCGTCCATCCCGCCTGTCGCATCGCTCGTGAGAGATACGCCAATGGCCATCAGCAGCGCGGTGACGTCATCGATCTTGTCGGCGGACCGGCGCTTGTCCGGTGCCATGTTCAGGTTCACGTCTTTGCGAGCGACCAGGTTGGCCGCGCACCAGGCCAGAACAGGGTCGCCGTCGTGCACCAGCCGCTTGCCGATGTAGGCGCGCTCTAGCTCGACCATCGCGGGGTGGTAGGACTTCGTGCCCTGGATGAACTCAACCAGCGGAACCTCTGCCGCCACCAGCCGGCTGACCATCTCGGTCGCGTTCCAGCGGTCGAACGCCAGGGACTGCAGGTTGAATCGCTCGTGGACATCCAGGATGGCCTGCTCAATCACCGCGTAGTCGGTGACCTCGCCCTCGGTCTGCTCCAGCAGCCCGGCCGCTACCCAGCCCGCATACGGGACAGTGCCGCGCTCGGTGCGCTGCGCCACTGCCGATTCCGGCACCCAGCGGCGTCCCCAGGTGATGATTTTGTCGTCCAAGCGCCAGACCAGCCGCAGCGATGCAAGGTCGCGAGTGCTGGCCAGGTCCAGCCCACCCCAGCAGGGAACGTCCTTCAGCGCGTCCAGATCGACCACGCCGTGACAGGCGTTCCACTTCGGCAGCAGGATGAAACCGTTTGCCGCTGCGGCAGGTCGGTTCAACCGCTTGATCTGGAACTCAGCGAGCTTGGAAGGCATCGCCTTCGCTTCAATCGATTCCTTCCTGATCGCGGCCAGCAGGTGGGGGTTCACGTCCATCAACGGGTTGGCCTTATGCCAGGCCTTCTCGTCGAAATCCCCATCATCCTTGTCCACCGCGAAGAAGATCGCCAAGAAGTGGTCGGCGGCATCGCCGAACACCCCTTCCAGCAGCTGCGTGGCGAACTGCCGAATCTCCGACCAGGGGCCGGGGTTCGCGTACCCCTCTGTGGTCGTGAACAACCAGAGCGGATTCCGCCGAGCACCAGCCGCCGACTGCAACACGTTCAGCAGATCAGGCGTCTTGTGCGCATGGATCTCATCGAGGCCAACGTGGGACGGGTTCAGGCCGTCCTGCGTCGAGGCCTTGGCGTTGATCGGCTTGAACGTCGCGCCGGTCTCGACCCGGCTGATCGCATTGGCCCAGCACTCGAGCCCGTAGGCCTCCCGCAGATCGGCCTTCTTCTCGGCCATCCGCTTGGCCACGTTGAAGATGATGCGCGCCTGGCTGCCAGTGGTAGCCGCGGAAATGACCTGCGCACCTTCTTCCTCTTCGCAGCATTCGCAGTAGAGCAGGATGGCGGCCGACAGGGTCGACTTCGCGTTCTTGCGCGCCACCGCGAACAATGCGGACGTGAAGCGGCGTGTTCCATCCTGCTTGCGGAACCCGAACAGCTGGACCACGAACCACACGTGGGACGGGTGAAGCCGTATTTCCGGCGTCTCCCACTTCCCCTCAACGTGCGGGAGAAGCTCGATCCAGCTGCAAGCGTGATTGGCGTGATCGCGTGAGAAGGAGAAAGGCGCTCCCTTCTTCTTCGCCCGCTTCAGATCGTCCAGGAACCGTTTCGCCGCCAGCTTGATCAGCCGGCCGAACCTCCCTCCCCTATCAGCCGCAGCCGCCTTCGCATACCTGATCGCGACATCGACGTAGTCATTTTCCGGCGGCGCGGGGCTTTCCGAGCGCGGCGAACGCGTTGCCCGGCTTTTCCGTGTCGCCATTCGGTTTCACCTTTCCCTGCGCCACTGGCGTCAGGCCGAAGTCGTTCATCAGTCCACGCAGCTGGGCAACCATCGATGCAACCGGCGCCTCGCCAGCGGCGTACAGCTGGACGGTCTTTCCATGAAGAGCGCAGAGCTGGCCGAGCGCCGACAGTCCGGCCTCGGTCAGGAGCTTGTTTGCGTGGAGGATTGGAGCTAGGCGCTCCCATTCCTTACGTGCGTGTGCGTTGGGCATCCAGTCCGGTGCCGGTGGCACATCGGACACCAGGGGGAGTTCGGCGGCGACAGCCGCTTCGCGGTCAGGCCGGTCGGTGCCGGCCACCACCTTCAGCGCTGTCGGCTTGCGGGGGCGGGGCATAGACGGGCCTCAAAAACTGAATTTTCTGAATTGACGGTGCAAAAAAACGACTGAGCGGCCGGTGTCCGAGGGGAACGCTTCCAACTTTTTCCCCTCCCCCCGGGGCGTTTGATGAGAAGCAATCGCATTCACCGCTTCGACAGGTACGGATGAGAACGATTCGCGCCTCGTGCTGCCTCTGCCTTGGTCTTGGTGCCGTGGCACTCACGGCAGATCGCCTGCAGATTGTCCAAGGCATCCGTGCCGCCTTCCGCCTGCGGCACGACGTGGTCAACCTCTTCTGCTTGGCGGATGCGACCAGCAGCGCGGCACGGCTGGCAGAGGTACAGGTCACGAGCCATCACCGCGTCGCGCTTGCGGCGCCAAGGTCGACCGCCTCGCCCTTTGCCGTAATTCTCAGGCGGCGCCTGAGCAACATGCACGGGCGCTAGCTGAGGCATAGGCCGGTGGCGATTCGGGAACCCCGGCATCAGCCTAGGCTCTGCGACTGGTCGCGCTCGCCGGGCACCAGCTCACCGTCTAGGCTGCGGGCTGGCTCGTCCTGCTCTTCCTCGCCCTCAGCGGCCAGCGCCGCCAGCAGGGCATCGACCTTCTCTTCCAGTCGGTCAGTGGCTTTGCGCTGCTCTTCCTGCTGCAGCTCAACACGCCGCAAGCGATCAGGCAGGCTCATCGGTCTGCCCCTCGCTCGCCCCGATGCCTTGGATATTGAGGTTGCCGTCCTTCCTCAGCGTCCAGGACGCGTGCGGCCCGCAGCCATGCAGCACCCCACCTGGGCGGGACTCGCGCTCCGCCCACTCGTTGATGTTCTTGGCGAATGCTTCATTCACTACGGCAGGGTCAAGGGCAACCTGGCCACCGAGAGCTCCGAACGGCTGGGCTACTGGACTGCCCTGCGCATGCGTGTTGACCACCGTGAAGTGATTCACCGTCGTGGCCATGGGGTTTGGCAGATCCCGACCAAGCGAAGCTTCCTCTGCGGTCAGCTTCAGCAACCAGTTGCGCAGCCACACCCGCGGGTTGAATCGGTCAGGGATCACGGCTTCACCTGCTTCTGTTCGTTGGCCGGAACCAGCTTCTCGATGGCGCCCAGCTGGCTGTTGCACTGCTCCAAGCTGAGCACGTTGGCGTTGTAGGCTGACACCACGCTCTCGATGGTCCGCTGGCTGGCCCGCTTCACCGGGCAGCGGGCGGTCAGCGGCGCCGGCACGGCCACGGTGCGCTCGATGGTGACGTACACGGTCTGCGGGATGTCTGGCTTCTGGGCCTTGCTGCAGCTGCCGAACCCGCACAGCGGCAGGGCCGCGGCCAGGATCACAGCAACGGAATGGCGTCGCATAGGTTCTGCTCCAACTGCTGCCGGCATCCCGGCTGGGTCTTGGCCGCCTGTAGGTCCTGCTCGGCCTGGGTGGCTCGGCGCTGGCTCTGGACTGCAGCTGCCTCGGCCAGCCTTGCGGCCTCCTTGGCTGCCTGCTGCTGGCGGGCCGCTTCATCGATGGCCAGCTGCGTCTGCCGGTTCACCTCCTGCAGCAGCTGTCCGCAGGCGTTGGCCGCGCGCAGGTTCTCGGTGGATTCGGCGAGGGCCTGATCGCGATGCTTCTCGGCGGCAGCGATCAGGGCCTGGTCCTTCTTCGCTCGGTAGTCAGACCCGAGCCGAGCGCCCATCAGCAGCACGGCGCCCACGGCGGCGATCCAGAGGCCCGCACGGATCAGGGCCACGTAGGGCCGCAGGGGGTCAGGGATCAACATGCGGCTTCCTCCGGGCCAGCACGCGGGCGATGACACCCATGGCACCGAGGGCGCGGATGCTCCACTTCGCCGGGTCAGGCAGCTCGTCCATCCAGCCCATGGCCGCGATCGCGTCATACGCGTCGGGGAACAGGGTCACCAGGCCGAACACCCAGACCGAGGCCAGCTTCCATGCCTTGCGCCAGTCGTCGATCAGCTGCAGCTTCACTTCAGCCCCCTGAGCTGCTTCAGCTCCTTGATGTCCTGCTTGTTCTGCTCGACCTGCACGGCCTGCTTTGCCAGTTCGAGCTTCAGCGCGGGGACGTCGGCCAGCTGTGTGTTGAAGGTCTGCAGCTGCTGCTGCACCGTCGCCATCTGCTGGTTCGTGACCTGCTGCTGGGTCAGCACGGCCTGCATGGAGCTGATCAGCCAGTAGCCGCCAGCGACCATGAAGCTGGCGAAGGCGCCAACGATCCATTTCTCGACCGGGCCAAGTGAAATACGGGTGCGGCCGTCCTGGCTCGGCTGGGCTTCCATCGTCATGCCCCAAGCACCTTCAGCGCGCGGTAATACCGCGAACGCCGGTCAGCCGCCCCATTCTGGCCACCGTTCACCCGGGCCGTGATCTCGTCGAATCGGCCCGCGTCCGCCAGCTTGTTGAGGTTCCGAGAATCCCAGAACGTCGCTGCTGCCAAAGCGCCCCACTTTGGCTGCTCCAGCTGATCGGGCTTGGCCTCAAAGTCAGGAACGCCTTTGATTCCCTTCGCCCGCAAAGCGTCGCGGATGGCCGCATAGTTGGCCCGGCCGGTGTTCTGGATAGGACCCCGACCGCGATAGCGGTAGCCATCGCCACTCGCCTCCGAGCCATTGCCCAGCCGGTTGGCGTAAGCGTTGTCGCCGATCGCAACCGGCTTCCGCTCCAGCGCGCGCGCCAGATCGTTCGGCTTCCGCGGCTTGGCCCTGGGGTCAACGGCGTAACGGCTAGGCCAGGTGTCGGCCATGCCCTGCGCACCGTAGTTCAGGTTCTCGACGATCCGAGTCAGGCTCGCCGACTCGTGACCGACCTGCGCCAGGAACGCTGCCACCCGCTTCGGGGTGCTGATTCCGAACGCAGTGCAGGCGTCGGTCAGGGGCTGGGCCCACTGAGCGGCGACGGCTGCACTGCAGCCGACCGCCTGCTGGATTGTCGAGGCGGTCAGGATCATGGCGGGTCCGAAAATGAAAACCCCGGCTGGATGGCCGGGGTCGGGTCGTGCGCGATGGTAGAGAATCTACGGTGCTTTCTGCGGAGGTGTCACCTCCGCAGCTACTGACGGTCGATCAGGAAGAACCGCCGCCATCCGTTTATCAAAATCAGTTTTGCACTTCGGACACTGAACGACCATCTTCCCGACATTTCGGACGAGGTGGATAAGGCGGTTCTCGGCCTCGAAACAATGGGGGCAGTACGGCTCACCCTCAGCCACGCCATCACTGCCCTTCTCGTAGTACATGCCACCAAAACGAACAACCTTGGTTCGGTTGCTCAGAGCTTCGGTCAACCTCGCAATCTCCTGGTTCAACTCCGCAGCCTTGTCGCCGGCATCAACAATAGCCATCCGAGCATCGGCCAACAGGGAGATTGCGTCGGCCAGTTTCAGCTTCCACTCCGCCTCGGACAGAGCCTTGTCCGCGGTAAGGACCCCCCGCAACAGGTCGGCGCCCGCTTTCACGGCCTGCGCCGCAGTCTGGAACTCCAGAATCATCATCCACTCCGTGTGATGTTTCGCCGGAGCTTAGCACCGGTTATGCCGCAGAGCTGAGCGCGCCTCGCATATGCCAGGCAGCCTCTTGCTCCGCCTCGACCATCCTCCCAAGAAGCCACTCGTACACAGGCTTCCATGTCCGGCGGTAGGCCGCTTCATCCCGGCCAATGGCAGCAGCCCGCCGTCGATCGCTGACCGGGCCGAGCCCCGATCCGCCGCACACCTTGCACGGCACCAGCAGCTCCCCAACCATCGCCTGTCCCCTGCCCTCGCAAGCCGCGCAGTGCGGCCGCTTGGCGATCTCGCTGATCACCGCCGCGGCCAGCGTCGGCAGCGATTCCAGGGTGCTGATCGGCCAGCACTGAGCCTTCACCCGGCCCAGCCGCTGCTGGGCGGCGTCACGGTTCGCCCGCTGCTCCGCCGTCGCTGACCCGCCCCAACCCATGCAAACCTCAGCCAGGCCGAGATCCGTCCGGGCCTCAGCCAGCCGCCGCTGCTGGCGCTGCAGCTCCGGCGTCACCAGCGCGATCACCGCGTCCCGCAGCTTGTGCCGGCGCAGCGCGGCACCATCCGGCCACCAGCACGCCTCCAGCAGCTCCCGGCCGAGCCCTGCCGGCACCATGCCCAGCGCCGCGGCAATGTCCTGGTTCGTCAGGTCGGGCTTCCCACCTCCCCGGCCGATGTCGAACTTCACCGTGCTCGGCCCCAGCCGCGCCATTGTCTCTCGTGGATTCATGCCCGTTCCCCTGTCGTTGAGTGGCCGGCCGCCGCCGGCCCGCCCGTAATCCGCACCACCACCTGGCCACCTGGGCGGCGCTCGTCATGCACCAAGAGGTGCGCCTGGAATCGCCCATCGTTGATGCCAATCAGCTGGGCGATCCCGTCCCGGTACGGCTTGCACCGTCCCGTCATGTTGTCGTCGTCCGGCAGCTTCTTGCCCGGCGCCTGGTAGCAGTCGATCCATAGATGCAGCTTCCCGGCTGGCAGCTGCAGCGCGCGCCATCCTGCCTCGTGCGCCAGCACCACCGCCGTCTGGCGTGCGTGCTTCGTCGCCCGAGCCTTCACGCGAAAGTGGACGCGCGCGTTCGGCGACAGATCCTTGCTCGGCCAGGGCAGCACCAACTCCAGCGCGCAGTCAGCCTGCATTGGCGGCCTCGTGCTGTTCGATCGCATCGCGGAAGGCGGCACGCCAATGGAAGGCAGTTGCTCGGCTGACCCCGAAGTCCGCCCGAAGCTGGGCAACCGACGGGATGCGGTCGCCGTACATGCGGACCATTCGCAGCGCGGCGGTCAGCGTAAGGTTCTGCCGGCCCCAGTCCGGCCACCCGGGCTCGCGGTTGTGGTGGTGATCGGCGGGTTGCTGGCTCATGGTTTCACCTCGGCCCAAGCGGCCATGGATGGTGCGCTTGACCGCGGGTCGATCACGGGGCGCATCAGCCGCTCGTGCAGCATCGAATGGAAATCGCTGGCGCCGACCCTGACCTTGATTCGCTGCATGGCCGACAGGAGCATCTGCGTCTCGCCTTGGACATATCGCTCGGTGAACGCCCATGGATCTTCAAGGCCGCCCCACGACTTCGGGCGCTTGCCGGCTGCTACTGAAACCCGGCCGCCGTTGATCTCCAGCAGGCCCCAGCGCGCGGGCAGCTCGTCCACCTTGATCAGGCCCTTGGGTGCCATGAAGTAGCGGTAGAGGCCCAAGCCGCGCTCGGGGTTGGCCCGGAAGGGCTTCTTACGGTCGGCCAGGAAGTCGGAGCGGCTGACCTTGCACTCGACCAGCATCGTGCGGCCGGTGTACCAGCCGATGGCGTCCGGGTTCTCGCCGTTGCCGGTGGCGGCACACAGCTCCTCCAACACCACCGAGCAACCGGAGGTGTTCCGCAGCCACCGGCCGGCGATCTTCACCATGTCGGCATGGGTGAGGGCCTGCCCGTCCATTACGGCACCTCCGGGCCGGCCGGCTCGGCCGCAAAGTGCGTGATCTTGTGGTTGTCACCCCGCCAGCTCCCGAACACCGGCCGCTTGCTCACCGAGTCCCACAGCATCAGCCGCGTGCCGTCCTGGGGCGCGGCGGCAATGGGCTGCCAGTTGACCGCTACGAAACCCGGGGCCACTTTGATCTCTGGGCCGGCGCTCATGCCGCCCGATCCCAGCTGGCCGCCAGGCGCTGCACCTGCCCGCCGCGCGCCTGGAACTGCTCCACCGTCTCCGCCAGGCGCTGGCCGTCCTTCTCCTTGCCCCAAGACTTCGCCGGCGCCAGACCTGACAACCGCTCCACCCGAGACCGGTTGATGGTCATCTTGTCCACGCGCGGGGCCTGCGGCTGTGCACCGTTGCGCGCACGGTAGGCTCGGCCACGCTCGATGCGCCGCTCGCGAAGTTCCTCCGCTGTCGCCTTGTGGAAGCGCATGCCCTTTCCGCTGTAGCGGTACGCGGCGGTAGTCCGGGCGCCCGTCTTCACCAGGTAGCCGCAGCTCACCAGCCACGTCAGAACATCGCGGACGCCGTTGCGCTCCTTCGTCTTGTCGACACCGGTCACGTCCATCAACTCGAACACCTGCTGGTGGCCGAGCGACTGGCACTTCCGCGCTTCGAAAATGCTCCTGACCTCGTCGGACAGGCCTGCAGGCTTAGCCATTGGCGGTTCTCCTGAGATGGTTCACATAGGTCTGCTGCGCAATCAGTTCGTCGTCGGAGCAGTACAGTTCGTGGAAGGTTCTGGAGCCGTCTTTCAGGCTCCAGCCGTAAACCTTGGACATCCATGCGAACGACCTCCCCTCTTGCGGAATGCGCTCGTGGTGCCACTGGCACATGGCGAAGCCGAAGGCATGGCCGCGCCGGATGTTCCCTGACTTGCAGTGGTGGTAGTCGCAGCCGTACACCACGCGGTGCTGCGGGAGCAGGTTCCGCGTGTAGAGCAGAAGGCAGACCATGCACGGCCCTGCCTTCGCCTTACGGATCCGGCGTGCTTCTTCCTTCGTCGGCGGTGGTGCCTTCGACCACATCAGCGCGTGCCCTGGTCGGCCAGCCACCACCCGTGCTGCCAGGCTGCCGCCTTCTCGCTCATCGGCCCAGCCCTGCTGTTGGCACCGTCCTCGGTCTCGCATTCGATCCAGACCAGGTGCGGGTTGTCGCTCAGGCGCAGGCCATTGAGACGCGCCGAGTAACCAGCGTTGATCTCCTTGGCGAACCTGCTGCGCGTGCTGTAGTTGGTGAAGTCCATCAGCGTCTGTTCCTCGTCGTGCTGCTTCGTGCCGCGCTCAGTTCCTGGTCCCGCTTGTCCCACCCGGCCTGCCAGCGGCGCCGCCGCATCACACCGTCCTGCCCCATCTCGTACCGCGGTGCCGATTCCCGACTGCGGCAGGCATCGCGTGCCCAGCGCCCGGCCTGCTCGGCATGGGCCAGCTCCGCCTCAGTCACCATCGAAGTTCAGCTCGGCCGCTGCCCGCTCCATCGCAGCGCGCGCCGACTCGCGGTCACGCACCGGCCGCACGCCGTGCTTCTCCTGCTCGATCGCCAGCACCGGCTGCGGTAGCGGCTTGCCGTCGACCACGTGCTGGACAGCGCGCGTGTAGGCCTCCTCCAACATTCGGCGCTGCTGCGATCCGTGGTCGGCCGAGGCGTAGACGTGCAGGTCCAGCAGCGAACGCACCAGCACCGTGAAGCCGCTCTGCGGCCGGCCCGGCGCCATCTCCCGCTCGACCGCCGCCATGACCGGAATGTCCAGGCACATCGTCAGGAACCTCGGCGGGTTCGGCGGCCACTCCCGGCCCTCAGTCAGGCAGCAGGCCATGCCACGCGCGTGCTGTGCCCGGCTGCGGCCCTTGAGCACCTGGAACCACGTACCGGCCGCGATGGTCAGGCTGCCGTCCTTCTTGAACGGCGCCGCGCCGTTCTCGCGCTCCCACTTGCCCGGGAACATGGCCGTCATCTGCTTCCAGAACTCCCACAGGTAGGCAGATTGCGGCTCGCTCAGCGGCTCAGCTGACGACGGCAAACTCGGCGTCGACGACATCGCATGGTCCGAACCCAGCGCCGCCACCGTGGCCGCCGCCTCGGCGTTGGGCGTAGAACTGCTGTTCGAGCTGCTCGGTGCGGTCGGCAGAACCGTGGTGAGGGCTTGCATGGGTTGCTCCTGCGGATTGCTGGGCGACAGGGATCACGGGCAGCGCCAGGCCGGCGGCCATCGTCTGCTTCAGGGATTCGTTCGGGTCGTGGCCGGCTGCGATCAGGTCCAGCAGCTGCTGGCGGACCTGCAGCCAGCCCTGGACCGACAGCGGACGGCGGATCGCGGCGCGGTGGCGGACGAACCGGGCCAGCTGCTCGCGGTCGACGCCGGTCGGCGTGCTGCCGAAACCGGCCAGCTCGCGGTCGACCTGCTCGGTGGTCAGCGCCAGCGGATCGGCCTCGCGCTCACACTCGCGGTGTGAGGGTTGCTCTTGGTTGCTTTTGGTTGCTCTTGGTTCGGGTGCAATAGCTGTTGCACCCTTTTCGACGCCGTTTTGCACCCTTTCCTGCGTCGTTTTGCACCCTTCGGAGGCCTGTTTTGCACCCTTTGCGAAGGGTGCAATATCTGCACCCTTCATCCACTCAGGGTTGATCCGGTACTGGCGGGTACGACCGCCTTCGCCGAACCCACTGCGCCGGCCGCCAATACCGGCGTTCACCAGCACCAGCCAGCCGGATTGCTCCATGCGCCGCAGCTGGTACTGCACCGAACGCTCTGACTGCCGGGTCTTCTCGGCCAGACGCGCGATCGACGGGAAGATGTGCGTACCGTCATCGTGCGCGTGGTCGGCCAGCGCCAGGGCCAGCAGCATCTCGCCGCCGCCGTTCGGGTAGCGGTCGAAGACCATGCCTGTAACTCGTGCGCTCACGTCAGATCCCCAAAGCCAAGTTCTGGCCCGGCGCCACCGGCCACCAGGTGCATGCGGTGCGGCCGCTGACCGCGCACGGCTTGTTCGGGCCTCGCCACACGCGGCCGGCCTTGATCAGCTCAGGCAGACGGCGGGCCAGCATGTAGCGGTCCAGGCCGGTGGCCTGCGCCAGCTCTTTGCTGGTCATGCCAGGGTTGTCTGTCACGGCCTTGGCGCTCTGGTCGTGCTGGTGCGCCTGCAGTCCGCTGGCGACCACGTAGTGCGCCGCGTCGTGGCTGGTGCTCGGATCGCTCGCGCGCGCCGGATGGTTGATCGTGCTCATGCCCCACCCCGCTCGGCTGCAGCCTCGGCGTGCTGGCTCACCTGCACCAGCCTGGCCATCACCGCCGCGCACCCACGTGCAATCGCGTCTGCCTCGTTCGGCGAGATCCGACCGTCATCCAGCGCAGATGAAACCAGCTCGGCCAGGTCACCCTTGGCGGCCGCCGCCTGCAGCAGTGCGCTGATCAGCGACCCTGATTCCGGGGCATCGCTGCGCTGCGCCACGAAACCGTGCTGCGCACACAGCGCGTGCAAGATGCGGAAGTCACCGGTGCGCGCCATCAGCGCGTCCGCTTCCTGCAGGCTCAGCAGGTTGCGGTCGGTGTTCGGATTGACCTTGCCGCGAAGGACCGCGGCCGACATGCCCAGCCTGGGCGCCAAAGCCTCACTGCCACCGGGGTACTGGTGGACCGTGTCGTAAGCGGCATCGGTGACATTCATGGGATAGGGACTCGAATGGATACGTGGGCACTACTGCGGCGCAACATGTGCGCCATGGACATCAACAACTCACGGACGACGGGCGCCGCCCTCCCTGCGCTACGCTGGCGTTTCCACACGAACAGCCCGCAAGGAGGGCGACATGGACGACAAAGCTCGGATCGAACGACTCGAACGGGAGGCAGTTGCGCACCGGCAGGAGCTGGACATCGTCATCGGCCGGTTGAATGCGGTGCACGGGGTGCTGTTCCAGATGCTCGCGGACCGCGAGAACTCGACGGCGGTACTCACCGCAAACCTCGCGGCAGCCAACGAACGAATCGCTGCAGACTTGCTGCAGCTCCCGCTATCGGAAGCGACCGTTTCCGAGCATCAGCGAGTGGCCGGGGAGCTTCTTGCAGTGGCAAACAACGTGCGACTGGGTCTTCAGAAGCCGTAATCCCGTCGCAGGCCACACTCCCGCTTGGGAGCTGGACGATTCTCAAGGTCGGCACCAACACCGACTTCGGATCGCTCAGCTTTCGAGCGAGCGCCTCCCATTGCTGGAAGGCCCGCAGCCGGCGATGGATCGCCAGTCGTCGCTTCAGCGCGCGCATGTCAGGCAACCTCCAGGGGGGCGTAACGGTTCTCGTCAGGGTCGTGCGGCGCGGGCTGCGCCTGCGGTTGTTCCTGGACGCCCAGCAGCCGCTGAATCTGCGGCAGCCCAGGCAATGCGCCCTCTTCCGGCCAGGCCTCAACCTGCTCGGTCGGCAGCTGCAGCACTTTCGCCAGCTGCTTGTCCGTCGACATACCCAGCCGGGCGCGCAGCGCGCGCTTGCTCATGCGGCTATCGATGAGTGCGGCCATCTGCTTCGAGCCACTTGGCTGCTGCTCGTCCGCCGGCCAGATGTCAGGGCGGAGATCCGTGAGGCAGACGCGTCCACCGCTATGCACGTGGAGTTGTCGGACCAGGGCGCCGCCGAAGCGCTGACCTTTACTCAGCGCCTTGCGCAGGTAACCAATGGTGGTTCCAGCACGACGGGCAAAGTCCGCTTGTTCAAGCGGCGAAAGGGTCTTGAGGTAGCTGCGCAAGGTCTCCATAAGGAGCAAATTACCATATGGTAAAGCCAAGTCAATACCGTTTGGTAAATTACCCTTCGGTAACCGAAACTCCGAGGATGAAGACCGACACGCCCACCGTGGCCACCCGCCGGCGTCGCCTGCGCGAATGGATCGATGCCCGCCATGACGGGAGTCAGGCCGCGTTCGTTGCTGCGACGGGGATCAATCAGGGTGAGCTGTCGCTCCTACTGAAGGACAAGTCGTTCGGAGAGAAGAAGGCCGCTGCCATTGAGCTGGCGGCTGGAATGCCAGGCGGCTACCTCAGCGCCTCTGAGGTGCCGGTGCAGGCGGTCTCATCGCCTGCGATACAGAGCGATTACGTTCGCGTCGAACAGATCGATGCGGAGGCGCAGATGGGGACGGTGGGCAGGATCAACGAGGACTTCCCCGAGGTCATCCGTGCGATGGACTTCGCGCCGACCTACATCCGTTCCGTTGTAGGGTTTCTGCCGCCGCCTGGACGGCTGAAGCTGGTCACCGGTGTTGGCGACTCGATGTCGCCAAAGATCAAGCCTGGCGAGATGGTGCTGGTGGATACCGGGTGTACCGAGTTCGTCGGTGACGGCCTGTATTTGATCAATACCGGACAGGGTCAGCAGATCAAGGCCCTTCAGTCGCAGCCGGACGGCATCTGGGCGCGCAGCTATGACCCGGTGCTCTATCCCCCATTCCGGCTCACCGATGATTCAATCATCGGTGGCCGCGTGCATCTAATCCAGCATCTCGAGCGCGTCGCATAAGCCACCGCGGTGGCGCCTACTTCTCCCGGGTGAGACGGAGGCTGCCATCCGAGGGGAGCAGGATCCTGTAGACCTGCCGGTCTCCCGCCGCCACCGTCAGATTCTGCGAGGTGGAAATGTTCGGGCAGAGGCCGCCGCCCGTCTCGAGCTTCAAGAAGTACGAGCCGGGCGCTACGTGCAGCGTCGCCGCTTCGGATTGGCGAATGGACAGGATCTTCTCGTTGTTGAGCGAAATGTCGTGAGAACAACCCGACCCGCTGAAGCCTTTGTCCCTGGTCAGGTAGATCTGCGCGGAACGATCAGCGGAGGCCGTCAGATAACTCGTTTGGTACACGCGCTCTGCCGGAACCATCTTTGCAGTCCCCTCTGGCACCGGGACCGTTGAGCACCCAGCAAGCGCAGAAACCGCGCCGAAAACCGCTGCATACAAGTAGTTGCGCATAGATCCCCCTCTCTAGGCCTACAGCATAGCCGAACGGCCGATCTTGGCGATTACTTAACGGGTTCATAAAAACATTACCTTTCGGTATTGCTATCCAATTACCGTTTGGTAATCTGTCGCCAGCCGCCCACGAAGCCTCTCAGCAGAGGCAGGGCGCCGGAGACCAGCATGTGCACCGCAAACCGGCCCCTCTGGGCCACCCTACGCCCCATCGCCGCCGCCTTCGCGGCCGCGTTCGGCGAGGCCTTCAGCAGCTGCGTCAGCAGCAGGAAGGCCTGAGCCATGGCCGCGATCACCACCACCAGCCGCGGTACAGCGCGCGTCGAATCCCGGCCCCGCGCCGGAACCGTCGTCGTCCAGGTCGGCGGCACCACCCTGCTCAGCCTGACCTCAGCAGAGGCGCGCGAACTGGCCGAACACCTGGCCGTCTGCGCCGACGGGATCGACGAAGGCGCGACCGAGACCGCCACCATCGCCCGCTCCAAGCCGCTGGCGCTCCAGCAGGCGGTGGCCGCGTGAGCGCCGTCATCCTCCAGTTCCCGACCCGGCGCGTCCGCGCCAAGGCCGTCGCCGACGCCGTGCGACACGCCGCGATGCGGCTCGGATACCACCCGCACAACGCCGACTGCGCCGCAGCCATCGCCCGCAAGGACTTCCTCAGCGGCCGCTACAGCGCCGCGCGGGCGGTCAGCGAAATGGTCGACCAGCTCGGCGCCGCCATGCGCCAGATGCGCGCCAAAGGCGGTGCCGCATGACCGTTCGGACGCAAGGGCCCTGGGCATACCAGGAACAGAGCGATGCCTACACACACATCGTGCGCGGCCCCAACAACCGCTTCATCTGCCAGCTTTCCCAGGACAGTTCGGGCGAGAGCGAGAGAACAGCCCGCCTGATCTCAGCCGCGCCGGAAATGCGCGATGAGTTGCAGATGCTCTGCGACGTACTGGAAGCGGGAACAGATCCCTTGCCAGTGGAGGTTGAGGCCCGAATTGCCTTCGCGCGAGCGGCCGTCGCCAAGGCCAACGGTGAGCAGCCATGACCGACCACGACTTCTTCGCCGCCATGGCCGTCGGCATCCCGCCCATCACCCCGCCCCAGGCACCTACAGCGCACCGCTGCGAGTGCGACGCCACCAACCACCACGTGTGCGAGGACTGCGAAGCGGTCGCGTACGCACTGAAGCAGCACGGAGACCGCTGATGCGCCACCTGGCCCTGCCCTTCTTCTGCGTCGTGTTCCTCGGGGTCGCCCTCGGCGAAGCATTCGCCAACGGCGTCAGCTCGCGATTCGGCGCCGCCTTCCTGGTCGCAGCAATCCTGTGGGCCGTCATCGCCTACATCGAGATCCGCGCGGCATGGCCACCGTTCGCTGCAGCAATGCAGCGCCGCCGGGCCGAGCGCCAGCGCGCGCCGCTGGCCGCTGACGACACCCACTGAGAAACCGCCCGCCCGGTTGACCGGGCTCCGCCGCCGGCCGGACTTCCACGCGCCGGCAACCCATCCACGGAGAGGTCATGCGCAACCAGCTCGACATTTTCGACCACGACCCGGCGCGCCTCGCAAAAGCCAACCGCGACGCAGCCGAGCATGCCCTGACCGACGTGCAGTTCTCCCACAAGGTCCGCCAGGAACGAGCAACCCATTACACCGCCGAAGCGGAGCGGCTGGAAGCCCTGGCGGCTCTCTGCAGTCCAACCCGCGCCGCCTGAGGCGGACACCCACAGCAACGCGAGGAACGCACGTTGAACGCCATCACGATCCGTACCAAGGGCGACACCGAGATCCAGCTCGCCCTCTCTTCCACTTCGATCGCCAACCTGATCGAGCTCGCCGCAGATCCCGCCGTCTCCGACAGCGTGTTCGCCACCGGCCACACAAAGCTGTTTGCCGATGGCACCAGCGCGGCGGGCACCGACCCGCGTACCGACCACGTGGCTGTGATCGACCACTCCACCGGCCTGATGTGGGCGGTGAAGTCCATCGGCGACAGCGACGGCGACCCGATGAGCCAGGCCGACTGCGAGAAGGCCTGCAGCGAGCTGCGGCTGCTCGGCCACGACGACTGGCGCCTGCCCACCCGCGCCGAATTGGCCGCCCTGGTCGATGAAACCCGCCACGATCCGGCCATCGATACCGCCCTGTTCCCCGGCGTTCTGCCGCGCTGGCACTGGACCAGCACAGCGGCCGCCTGGTCCTCGGCGTCCGCGTGGTTCGTCAGTTTCTCCTACGGCGGCGTCTACGACAGCCCCCGCGACAGCAGCGGGTTCGCGTTGGCCGTGCGTCGTGCCGGTCAGTAATTGCCCCTTTTGATCCTTTCCCTGGAGCAACCATGAACCCCATCACCCTCAAGAAGATCGGCGCCGACCGCAACCAGCTGCCGGACGATTCCAACGACCACGTCGCCGTGTTCCTGCCCGACTACGGCCTGACCTTCACTGCCACCAGCATCGTGGACAGCGACGTGCCGCACGCCGAGTGCGAAGCGGCCGCCAAGGCACTGACCCTGCTCGGTCACAGCGACTGGGATCTGCCGACCATCGAAGAGCTGCAGCTGCTGATCGACCGCAGCCGCTACTCGCCGGCCATCAACACCGACTTCTTCAAGGGCATCCAGAACGACTGGTACTGGTCGAAAACCCCGGCCGCCTGGTCCTCGGCGTCCGCGTGGGGCGTCTATTTCAGCTACGGCCACGTCGACCTCAACCCCCGCAACCTCAACGGGTTCGCGTTGGCCGTGCGTCGTGCCGGTCAGTGATTTGATTTTCTGCTGAGGCTTTCTCGATGACTTCCCGCTTCCAGCCCCCACCCATCATTAAGGCCGCCGAACGCATGGCGGTCGAGATCGAAAACGCCGTGCGCCGGTTTGCCCGCTACCACCGCTACCAGATCGGTAGCGACCTCCGCGCGCGGGCCCAGCAGGTGTTCATCAACGCCAACAACGCCTGGCGCGAACGCGCTGAGCAGGCGCGATGGGTGGCTGTGCTGGTGCGGGATATCGATGCCCTCAAGCAGCTCCTGCAGATTGGCAAGGGGGTTGGCGCCTTCGCCAGCTTCCGCCAGTTCGAAATGCTTATCCGTCTGGCCGAACAGCTGGGCTCCCAGGCCGGCGGCTGGCGCCGCCACCTGGCCAGTTCCTCCCATGCCCAGAATGCGCAAGCCGATGGCACCGCGCAGCGTGGCAAGAAACTGAGTACCCGTACCGCCCTCGCGGGGGCCAACTCATGACGAAGCCGCGCTATCCGCATCCGGGCTGCGCGGCCTGGTCGAAAGTGTATGGGGAGGCGGCCGCCTGGTCCTCGGCGTCCGCGTGGAACGTCAATTTCAACAACGGCAACGTCAACAACAACCACCGCAACAACAACGGGTTCGCGTTGGCCGTGCGTCGTGCCGGTGAGTTTCAGGGAGAGGTAGGCCTGCAGGAGCTGTATCAGGCATGGCGGCGTGCGCGCCGCCAGAAGGTTCCAAGCTTCAACCAACTGCGATTCGACCACCGCTGGACCGATGGCCTGCTGCAGCTGCAGCGCGAGCTGCTGACCGGCCAGTGGGAGCCGCGCCCGTCGACATGCTTTGTGGCCACGCGGCCCAAGGCTCGTGAGATCCACGCACCGGACTTCGCCGACCGCGTGGTGCACCACTGGCTGGTGCCGCAGCTGGAAGCGCTGTGGGAGCCGACGTTCATCCACGACAGCTACGCCAACCGGAGGGGGCGCGGCAGCCATGCGGCCGTGCGCAGAGCCCAGCAGTTTGTGCGCCAGGTGCACAGCGGCCAAGGTGGCGGCTGGTATCTGCAGCTGGATGTGGCCAACTTCTTCAACAGCATCCACCGCCCCACCCTGTGGCAGATGCTGCGCACGCGGCTGCGCCGCCAAGGCGCCTCGCTGGTCGTCCAGCAGGCGACCCATGCCCTGCTGCGCCGCTCCCCGCTGCACGCTGGGGTCCAGTGCCGCGCTACTGACGCCGAGCAGGCCCAGGTGCCGCCGCACAAGCGTCTTGCCAACGCCCCGCCCGGACGTGGCCTGCCGATCGGCAACCTGTCCAGCCAGTTCTTCGCCAACGTCTATCTGGACGCGCTGGACCAGTTTGCAAAGCACGTCCTGAAAGCCAAGCGCTACCTGCGCTACGTCGATGACTTCGTGCTGTTCCACCACGACCGCGAGCAGCTGGCGGCCTGGCGCAGCCAGATCGAAGCCTTCCTGTGGGATCAGCTCGGGCTGCGCCTGAAGGCCGAGCAGAAGCTCTGTCGTCTGAGCGATGGCCTCGACTTCCTCGGCTACGTGATCTATCCGACCCACACCCTCGCTCGCCGTCGGGTGGTTGGCCACCTGCACACGGCGTTGGCCGAGTGGGAAGGAAAGCACGTCCAGGGCGATCAGCTGCGTGGCACACCGACCGACTTCCGTGACTTGTCCAACCGCATCGCCAGCTTTACCGGCCATCTGCGGCACGCCAGCAGCAACCGGCTGATGCGGCGTGTCCATACCCGATTCCCCTGGCTGCGATCTGCAGCCCGGCCGCGCCGGTTCAGCCACGAGGCAGAACGGCGCATCCATTCAATACGCTGGATCAAAGAGGAGGCCGCCTATGGCTGACCAGCTGCTCTCCGCTGCACAGGCCAAGCACACAGCGCGCGTCTTCCTCAGCGAGGCGCGAGCGCGGCGGCATGGCCTCGGCTACTGGTTCGTCTTCAACGCTGCACAGCGCGCACGCATGCGCGCCACCGCTCCCCACCCAATGCCGGCACCGCCGCGCGCACCGGCACTGCCGGCCCAACTGGACCTGTTCGCATGACCGCACCGCTGCCCATTTCCCCGGCCACTGCTATCGAGGCCACCAAGGCATCGTCGCCTGTCGCCGCGGTTGTCTCTGCCATGCGACGCATCGACCCCGCCAGCGGTCCCGTTGCCGTCGACCAGGTGCGCGCTTGGGCTGACACCCTGCTGAAAGCGCTCTACACCGCTCAGCCAGTGCGCTGGGAGTACCGCAACAAGGACGATCACCGGCCTGGCTGCTGGATGCAGGCCGACGCAGGGCACGTGTACGGCGCACAGCAGCGCGGCCTGGTTGTCCGCGCCCTGTTCGAAACCCCTCGCGTAATCCAGCCCGAGAAGGTCCACGACTTCCAGCGCAACGAGTGCACACGCTGCGGCATGAGCCAGGACTGGGCAGGCCCGGATTGCTTCCCACCCGACAACAAGCCCGACCCGCGCAAGCTGCTGCCTGTCCACCCGAGCTGGTTCCTTGAGCCGCTGCAGTGGATCCGGGACGCCGGGCCCGCTCCGGTTAGCGCGCACGAGCGCCGCCGCAGGGCCACCGAAGCCACGTTTCTGATCGAACAGCTCGAAGCCCACATCGAGGAGTGCAACAAGCCATGACCCAGAAACATATCAGCCACCCGGAAGGGTTGCCGAACTGCGCCGCCGGCCACCGCGCGCGCCACATCCACGACAAGCGCTGCGCCTCCGCCGGCGGTGGTCACCTGGTCGAATGCGCCTGCAGGTCGACCAGCAAGCATGCCGACCCCGACAATGCCATCGCAGCGTGGCTCCGGCTCAACCGTCCGGTGCGCAGCGCGCGACCGGCAGCGGTGCCTGCGCCGGCCGACAACGTGTTGCAGTTCAAGCTCACTCTGGCGGAACAGACAACGCAGCATCGCGCTGTAGGAGGCGGGCATGGGCGCAGCTGAAAGGCTCGCCAGGGCGCCGACCATCGGGGCGGTGATCTTTGAAGGGATCACCGTCACGGACGGCGAAGGTCTCCCGGCTCAGCTCGCAGTGATAGACAGCCGTGGGCGCATTATCGCGGCAGGTCCGGAAGTCTCAAAGGCAGCCTGGGCTGCTTCGGTAGAGGCGTACCGCAATCACCTGCGCGGACATGGACACATCCGCGCCTTGCGGAAGCCACCACCCTAG